CACGCGTACCTCATGCATCGCGCACACCTCCCAACACCAGCGCCAGACCTACCACACCGGCCAGCACCGTACCCCACAGCGGCAGCGTGCCGTTGTCCGTCAGTCCGGCCGTGAGCAGCAGCAGCGTAAAGCCGATGCCGACCATGCGCGGGCGCACGCCCTGGCAGCCGCCGTCCAGAACCTCAAAATCCGGTACTTGACGCTTGATGGCGGCCGTGGTATAATAATCATAAGATGTTTTCGCATTTGCGCTTGCTACGGTTGCCGCCGTGCAGGCGCTTTTTCTTTGTCCGTTTTTCAATTTTCTCGCTCCTTTGCTGTTTCGCCGCTGATCAAAGCCATCTCTGCCAGATAGGCCCGCCGCAGCATACGCTGCACAATGGCGTTATATCTCGATGATTCATCATCGTCGATTTTGCGGTCGAGGGCGATCATCGCCAGATCGTGCGCGTCGGCACGCTCCTGCTCGTAGTCCTCGCTCTCCAAACCGACCTCCAAGGCCAGCTGCTGCAGCTCCACATTGCTTTCCGGCCGCCGCCACAGTGTACCCAGCGGACACCGGTTGCAGTAATATCCGCGTAGCCACGGCGCACGATACGCCTCTGCCATCTCAGCCACGCGCACCGGCGTAGGTGTCCGGTCCTCCTGCTCGATGGCCTGCAGATTCCGCACCGACCAGCCAAGCATCTCGGCTGCTTTTTCCTGCGTCAAACCCGCACCTTCGCGGGCACTTTGGTAGATATTCTGGTATCTTTCCATCGTTGTCCTCGCCTTTCCGTTTGTGATAAAATTATCACAGAATGTAACCGATACGCTGTTGCCGCAGCAGTTCGGCGTCGCGCTTCTCCTGCTCCTTTTCGTAGCGGTAAACCTCGTCCCAGCGGATTTTCCAGCCGCCGAGTTTGACCGCACTGAGCACGCCCATGCGGATCAGCTTGCGGATGTAGTCCGGCGAACAGATCCACCGCTCTGCCAGTTCGGCAGGAGTGACATACTTCGCAGCCATTAGATAGCCTCCTTCTCCCCTTTGTACAGATCGTCCAGCGTGCAGCCGAGATAGATTGCGATTTCCGGCAGCAGTCGAGATGGCGGATACAGTCCTTCGCGCTCCCACTTGA